AGCATAAGAATCGGCAAATGTTCTTTCGATAATTCTTGCTGCCTGTCGTGCCTCACGGCCCTCAGTGGCAATCACACGTTGTTGAACATCACCAACTTTTGAATATGTAAATGTTCCACCAATTAAATCACCAAAAAAGTTTCTTACCTTTGTGGCAGAACTAGATGGACGAATGGCATCACTAAAAGAACCAGCAAAACCATAAGTAATTCCAGCCTCTTTTGCTTTTTGTGTAATACCCAGAGCAGTAGAAGTAGCAACAGAAGCAATACCAGCAGCCTTAAGTTGCTGTCTAGCAAGTTTCTGATTACTCTTTACCCTTTGTGCAATACGCTCATAGTCTTGTTCCAAACTATTAAGAACAGTTTCAAACTTTTTTGGGTCAATAAATTTTGTTTTAACAGATTTTTTAGCAACATCATCCGCAACAGAAGGCAAAGTTGGTGTAACACCCTTAGCAAGCAATTCTCTAATATCGGAAATAATTTGTTTTGGAGTAGCCTTACCAGATTGAATTTTTGCTGCTAATGCATCAGGAGAAAGAGTTGAGGACATGCGCATTGCTCGCATTTGACCTGCTGTTTTTTCAGCATCTGTTTCACTAATTCTCGCATTACCAGTAACCATAGAAGCATTTTGTGTTCTTCTACCACTGCCAGTAACACTCCCTGATTCGGACTTATAACGCAACTGAAAGTGCATGTCCTGAAGTTGCGCCTGTATGGCGGCAACTTCTGGCTCTGCAGCCATAAGACGTGCGTTCTCAGCCAAATTAGGTTTGTTAAGAATTACCTCAAACTGTGGGAAGTGTCTGCGAAGACGCTTGCCACGCTCAGGGTCATCAAACAACTTGTTCATCTCATCACGAAGAACACCATACTGGTCCCCAGCAGGAGAAGCCTGAACAACAACCTGAACAGCCTGCAACTCATCAATTGCTTTATTGAAACTTTGTTCAAACTCAACAGCATTGTTGTGTAAGTTTGCTGCGATGTTTGAACGGATACTTGTCCAAATACCCATATCTGGCGTCATACCAAATGGTGCCCAAACTTCCTGTATTCTCCTGAACTGCAATGAAGATTCCGAATACATGTACATCTCTAATGCAGCATCAGAGTATTCTTTCACAAAGTCTTCATAGCCACCAGAGCGTTGCAACGCTTCATGTGCTGTTCTACGTTGTTCATTCATCGAACCGTAGATAGCATTTTTTCTTTTTTCTAAAGCAACAACTTCCTGTTTGAGTTCTGAGATTTGACTAGCAGAAGCAGTTCCCTTGTAAGTATCAGACATGGTAATAAGTTCTTGTTCTTTGTAGCCAGCCAAAACTTGTTTTGCTTGCTCAAATGTAAGGAGACCTTGTCTTTCATCAACAATCTGTGCAATGTCTGAATAACCAGAACTATCAAGAGCAATTGAAAGACCATCAACTTCTTGTGCGCTCATCAACCCAGTGCGATTACCAAAGTTGTGAGAGAAACTTTGTTCAATACCAATAAGTGGTGACTTCTCAAACAAATCTTGTGAACCGAGAAGTGCATCATTTATTTGACTATTCTTTTCATTGATTTGAGAAATCAAATCATGAAACTCTTTGTCTTCAACAAAGTTAAATTTGGTTCCAGTGCGTTCAACAACAGCACCATCAATCATTTCCAAATCAGATGGAGTAATATTTATTTGCTTCAAAACACCATTCATGTATGATGCTTGTTCATTTAACTGATTGAGTTTATTTATTCTTCCAAGAAGTTCATCTGTTCCTTTTTTTAATTCAATAGGAATAATATCTGAACCAACACCACCCGCTATTGCGTATGCAAGCGATGGATTATATTTAATTTCTCGCGCAATCATCCAAGCAGTAGCCTCTTGAAGAGAAAGCATATTATCAGATGTTGTTGTAGAACGAATCAATGTGCTTTTAACATCATCAATTGTCATGTTCATTAATCTATTTTGTTTGATAATACCAAGTGGGTCAAGTTTTTGTTTAACCATAGCAATGGTCGGATTTTCTTGAGCAGCACTACTCCACAAATTACGTACATCAGCCTGTTGTAACTTACCCTTAGTTAATTTGATTGGTTCTTTCTCGTAAACATCTTGATAGTACTTATACCCCATACTGTCAAGAAGAGCCTTATCAAAAGATGTTCCATTGTGTACACCTTGTGCATAATCAATGTGATTGTTAATATTGCCAAACTCATTGTGAAAGGAATTCAGTTTTTGAAACTTCTCATACAAACTATTCAACTGCTTGCTAAGACCATCAACTTTTTCTTTAGCCAACTTAATTTGTTGAACCTGGTCTAGTTCCCTAAACGCTGGAGTAACTTCTGCAAATGTGCCTGCGGCCATTTGCTCTGCATTCCCCAAAGCCTCTGGTGCACGAGGAGTAAGAGAATCAATCATCTCTGTTGGAATCTTGCCAAGTTTATTTTGAATATCAAGAATCTCTGATTGAAGATGCAATACGATTCCACTTTGAGCCATTTGTGCGCCAAAGGCAGCACCACTAGCGTCGCTCAACTCCTGTGCTGCCACCTTCATTTCATCAGCGAACATATTAACGTCACTCAATGCTTTGGGATAATTTTCCGCATCAGTTATGATACTTTGAATTTGACCCAACTCATTTTTTGTTGCTCTTTTTTCCGCCCTAACAAGAAAATCATCATATGATTTTACGGCACTATCAATTGATGATTGTGCCTTCTTCATAGTCTTATCGAGGTTCTTCAAACCAACAGCACGACCCTCATCAAGAGACTCAAGAAACTCTGGAGACATCTGAAAGTTTGTTTTAATAAAATCCATCATGTCCGGTTCAGATTTTAATGCAGTGAAAAATGCTGCATTACCCATCTGCTCTGCATAATGATTTGAATACTTTGCAAGAACCTTTAAAGCATCAGTTTCAAACATGTCAAAACCAAGTTCTTTTCTTGCAATATCATTCATTGACTGAGCATTCAACAACTCTGGTGTAAGTTCGGTACCAAAAAAATTGTCACCAAGTTTAAGATTCCTTGACTTAAAAGAACCAGAAACATCATTAACATCAATCTTTGAATACTTCAAAATTCTTTCAGCAACAACACTACGTTCTTCCGATGCAGCCTTTAAGGCATCATCGCTCAAAGTCCAAGGAAAGTATTCTGTAACTTTTCCAATCCTAAAACCAGGGTCAATTGCTTTCATTGCTGTAGCAACATCAACATGCATTGCTTCAAGAACTTTTCTTACATCATCAGCCGCTGCTCTTTCACCAGCAGAAGCAGAAGCAAGAACCGCTTCAGTTGGATTATCCAAAAGTTTTGAAATGGTTCCACGATAAGCCAAAAGTCTTTCATCCGAAAACAACGGCTTAAGAGCCTGTTCTGCTTTCTGTGAAGCAAACTGTGTAGCAATACGACGGTTCTCATCAAACGACAAAAGCCTTAAAGCATCTGTGACAGCCTTGCCCCTCAATGCTCCAGTTGCAAGACCACGACGTGCATCTTTAACATAAGACGCTGATAGTGGTGCAAGAGCACCACCAACACCAGTGCGAGTAATTTTATTTAAGATTGCCTCACCAGGACGTGAAGTGGCAATACCAAGACGCATCTTGGTAATGCCAGACTCTAACGCATTAGCAATTGGACCGGACATTGGAACTCTAACACGATTACCAAAATAGTAGATACCAGGTTTTGGAATACCGAACTTTGTTGCAATTTCTGTTGGAACATACTGCTTGCCTTTTGAGGCAATTTGTGAACCAATCTTTTGAATCTCTTCCTCACTAAACCTTGCAACACCATCAACAAGATTCATGTTGCGCATTTCTTTCACAGTCTGAGCGGCAAGTTTTGCTTTCGCTTCAGCACCAACCAAATGTTTTCCAAACACAGTTTTTGTAGCCAACTCAGTTCCCTCAATAAGAGAAGAACCAACTCTTGTACCAAGATTGGCCATAGCAATAGGGTCAAGAAGAATGTCACCAAAAGCACCAATGATTCTTCCCTTCCAACCACTAATCGGAAAAGCAGTACCGAAACCATAAGCAGGGTCTTTTGTGTGAGTAATAAAATCACTGAACTTTGCTTGTGTATTTGGGTCACTGTCTAGGACATCAGCAATTTCCCTAATACCAGAAATAACTGCACGTCGTGGAGTGTCGTATACTGCCAAAGCACCTAAAAGTGTTTTGGCTACAGGGTTACCAAAAATAGTTTGACCCAAACCATTAGATGGTTGTGGTTTACCAGAAGCAATTTGTGTAATTCTTTCAGAAAGATTTGGTGCATTCTGAATAGAAGTTAAAGCATAATCACGTAAACCCAACTGTGCATTTTGACGAACTGCCTGAGCAGTCGTCGCAGGAGGAGCAGTATTAAGACTCTTTACCGTAGAAAGGTCTTTAAGCATTTGAGCAAGTTGGTCACTACCACTATTATTAATATTAGACACTAATATCCTTTACTTGCCTTTTGGTGGGTTTGCTAATTGTTGGGCTAATGCCATAAGTTGGTCCATCATGGGTGTGCGACCAGATTGATTAATCTTTGTTTGCAAACCTTGTTTCACGCCTCGATTAACATCAAAGGCAAGTGGATTCCATGTACGAGCCATAGTACTTTCTCCACCTTTAGGACCAATATATTGACCAGGTTGCACGGTTGTATTAACTGTGCTTGTTGTTGTCTTGGTGTCAAATGTAGGTTTTGCTTTCTTCCATCCTTCTTGTTGCGCAGAAACCTGTGCAACCATACCTTTCATTCTTCCAAGATTTTCCATAAAATTATTGCGATTGTTTTTTTCTGCAATAAATTGTTTTTCATCTATAACACCATTTTTAAAATCTCTTTGAGCCTTCTCCCATTTAGCATCAGATTGAGGAACACCAAAAGTTTCTGCCTTATCTAATCTTTGTTCAGGGTCACGAGAAGAAATAACCCTTGGACCACCCTCGCTCATGCCAAGACGTTTTGCTTCATCTTTCCAAATTCGCAAAACTTTCTCATTTGCACTTTTTTCTTCACCAGCACGTTTTTTAAACATTGGAACAATTGAATCCCTCAACTCACCAATGGAATAAGTTTTACCATCAAAAGTTGCATTCAAAGAACCAGACTTAATTGCATCATCCAAAACTTTTTTAGCAGACTTATACTGAGAAGTATTAGAAACATCTGTAGTTGTTTTTGTTGAACTTATAACATCACCAGGTTTTGGCATATCAGCACCAGAACCAACCGCACCCATTGTGTACAACGGATTCTTTTGACCAAACTCACCAAGTTTTGCCATAACATCTGGAAACAACTGCTCAGGAGTGTACTGTTGGTCAGGAGTTGCCGTGATACCCCACTTCCTGTAAGGGTTATCTTTTTGTGCATTAGTCATCTGTGTATTAAAACTCTGAAACTCGCTTTGCAAAGTTTTAGCCAAACTAACATAATCAGCAACAGTTTGACCTGGCTCAACGCCAGGGTCACCCTTGGTGACAGCATCAGCAATACCTTGTTGTATCTGCCAAATAGGAGTATTACTCATAACCTCTTTGGCAATACTTTGCCTAAGAGAGTTAGGTGAATCAGATGTATTAATCTGACCAAAAGTAGGCATATACTGCTGAAACAAAGCATTTGTGTCAGGACCTTGTTGTGGGTCTAAACCAAACTGCGAACCAAACATAGCAACAATATCTGCCGATGGAACACCCAATTTGCCAAGATACTGAATCATGGCTAGAAGTTGCTGTTGGTCCATATATCTAAAGACTTTCGTTACTTAACGTGTCAAAAATCCAGAACCAAAATTGGCTCCACCGAGCCAATCAAGATTACTGAAATCAGGCAATAACGTTGGGTCAAAAGTAAAACCATCAGCAGGATTATCTTCTACTGGCGTCACTTTTTCTGGATTAATGTCAATACCAGCCTCAGCAAGAATCTGTGCAATACTTGCCTTATTGGAAGCCGACTGCTGCTCTGCAGCAAGTCGCTGTTGAGCCATTTGTGTAGCCAACTGAACAAGAGCCTGATTGGCACCAGCCCTCAACTGAGCCTCAGCACCAGCCCTCTGCTGACCAAGACCAGTAGTAGCAGAAGTACGAGACATCTTAGCCTCCTTCTTCCTTGACTCCTGACCAGACGTTTCGATAGAAGCCAACGTATTCAAAAGGTTTTGAAACTGTGACTGACTACTAGCAAGATTCGCATTGACACCTTGCAAATAACTTTCTACATTAGGAGACATTGCACCTTGACCTTGCAAAAGATTTTGCAAATCATTTTGCACGGTTGCACCCTGTGCTGTCACATCCGAGTATGCATTCTTTTGATTGTCTGCAAGATACTCATCAAGACCAGAATAACCTTGGTTCATTAAATCAGAGGCAGCATTATAACCCTCACCCACACCAGCAAGAGAACTAGACAACTGACCTTCAATCCCCTGTGCCGAAGTATCTTCAATTCCTTGAATAGAGTTTAAAATACCAGTAAGGTCATATCCACCATTTGTGTCATAGAGACCAAGTAGTGCCTTCTTTTTTGCTGCAAGTTGCGCAGCAGCAAGTTGTTGAGAATATGCATCCTGTCTTTGCGTATAAGCAAACTTATCGGCATTAGTTCCAGCGTTCAATAAAGCAGCCTTGCCACTTAAAATTGAACCAACACCAGTATTAGGATTACTTGTAGTGCCCCCACCAAGACCGCTAAAGTCGTACCCGCCTACATCAACACCGGATAACATATCCGAAATAATTTGTTGTGCATCCTGACTACCAGTATTTGTTGGTCTTGTAATTCCACCAACTTTTCTTCCTACAACAGCCATTAGTATCCTCCAGCCCTAGATTGTAAAATAGCCCGAGCATCCTCGGCAATTTGTCGAGCCTTTTCAGACTCTAAATCAGCAAGATTTTGCTGAAGAATAGATTCCAACTGTGTACCCTGCAAATCATATTGCCTATTAGCATTCTGCCACTGCTGTGTCAGATTGCCAAAATCAGAAATCTTTTGTTGAGCAAAATCACCCAAACCCCTACGTTGAATACCAGACTGAACATTTGGACCAGCAACATTTCTCTTGCCATAAGCAGACATCAATTGTGGCAAAGCACGATTATATTGTTTTGTTAAAACATCTTTTTGTTGTCCCATTCCTTGCTCTGCAAGAAAACGACTATAAGCGTTCATGGATGCGTTGGCACCATAACTAGTCTGCGCAGCACGACGCTGCGCCTCAAACAAACCCATATCAAATGCCATTTGATTTCACCTTCAAATCTTTTGTATTGTTTTTGTTGTCAATATAATTTTTTCTAGAAGTTTCCATATCGTCAATCTTTTGATTCAACTTGTCAATCTCATCAGAAATAGAAAGAACTATCTGACGAATAACAGAAGCATCAGTTGACCTCAATGCAGAAACTGCAGGAATTGACAATTTGGTTATCATCCGAAAATCTGACTTCCTAACACAACTTGGTCATCTTGAGAAATACCATTAAGAACAGTTGTACTGTCAAGTTTTGCATAGGTAATATTGCCATCAGCAACTTTTGTTGTAGTAACGGCATTAACAGCAAGTTTTGCTGCAGTAATTGCAGAAGAATCAATGTTTGTACCATTTGATAAATCATTAACATAATTTTCAACAGCATCAAAGTTTGCATTAACTTCAGCAGCCTCTGCAATTGCTCCGTTAGTAAAACTATGTGGAATAGAAATAGTCATTATCCAGTAACCTTTCGTGTATTAAACTTGTAAGCAATGCTGTCAATTCCCCAAAATAAACCATTTGGACCAGCAAACAACAACTGAACAGCACGTGCCAAACCAAGATTAGAACCTCTTACAACCTGTGCTCCTTCGGCTTGAACACCCCATTCACCAGAGCCCCAGCGACCTTCACCCCAAACCATTCCAGAAGCATTTGCATCAAGAGAAATATTAAATGTTTTTCTTTCATTGCCAACTGCTTCTTCAAAGTTGTGGAATACTTTGACGTTAATTTGTCTTGCGGTATCAGTTTGTTTAACAACAATATCCGGTCTACGCCACATCTTTTTCATTGAATAAGATGGTCCATCAACCCAACCAGTACGGTAATATGAATCAAAACCTGTTTCAACAGTAGCAAGTAAATCTGTTTCTTCTTGATAAACATCAACACGCAAAACTCTAGGGATATTTGGATGAATTAAAAGACCATAAACCAAACCAGTAGAAGTCGTAAAATCACAACCACCAACAAGACCATAACCATCAGCGGTACTATGAACAACAAATGCACCCTTTTGACCAATTGATTGGTCATAAACAAAATTTACTGTTGCATAACTAACAGATGTTATTTTTGAATAAGGTAAAGACAACCAAACACGACGATTAACATAAGATAAGGAAATTTTGGATGTAACACTATCATTTACATGATTGAGTGGATAAATTGAGTTAAAGTTTGTTGACAAATCAAGCAAACTTGAACCATTATAAAAAAACAATCCATTTGGATGCGAATAGAAATATACGCCATTTTCCGCAACAGCAATTTTGGTTGGAGAATCCACACCAAGTTTAGACGTTAATTCAACAACTTGAAAATCTGTTCCATCATAACCAAAAACAACATAAATAGAATTTCTTTTAAAAACAATTAACTGACCGTTAAAAGTAGCAAGACCAGTAATACCGTCACCACCACTTTGAAAATCAATATAATCTTCAGTAGCCCAATCTGTAGGTTCGTTTTCGTGAGACCAATGCAAACGATTTGTTTTATTTACACCATCATAATCAATAGAAGCAGCAAATATTTTATTTGCATGAGCAATAATATGTTCACACTTTGGAAACTTATTTCTATTAGGTGAATTATAATTATCGTTAAAACCAGCAACAGTTAAAGCAGTAATAGCAGTTGCATAAGTATTACCAGTTTCCCAAACATAACCCTGAGTTCCATCCTGCCCAGTGGCAATAAACAATTGAGTTCCCCACTGAACAACAGACCCTCCATTTGTGTTGGAACAAACAATATTATTCCCAGAAGAATATTGTAATTGCGTAAAGTTTATTCCACTTGAATGAAAAATACCAGTATTATTTAACAACATAATCCTAGACGAAGCACCATAAAAAGGATATAAACGGTAAGGATTCCAAGTACCAGAAACAGCAGTAGTATTTATTTCCCTCATACCACCACGACTAAACAGACCACCACGAGGGTCAATTTCAACATTCAACATATCTGGTGATTCATTTTTTGCTAACTGAAATTGGTCAGCACGAAGATTTAAGCCACCAGTAAAATCATCCCTACGCTCAACAGAAATATTACTCATTGTCCAAGAGTCGCCCCAAGCGTCTGTAACCAGCGACGCATAGTTGGGTACTGACGACCAGCAGACATAACAACAGGTTGCGCACTTGATGCCTTCATCAAGTCGCGCCTAGCCAAAGAAACACCTTGCTCAAAAGAATTCATATGCATAGCAGATAACTGTGCGTCCTCTTGACGCTGATAACTCCTTGCTAACACAAAATAGGGGAGAATCGAATGGAACCATTCATCAAGGTCTATTGTTTCGTCTTCATTCGTCAACCATGTGTAAACAGGATTACGATATGCACGAACAACCATATTGTAAACAACATCTGGTTTAGCCCACAATTGTAACTTTTTATCCCAAAAACTATAAAAGTATGGTCTACTGGGAACATCGGTATTGCCAAGCCAAATTTCTTCAGCATTATCATAAGGAATTAAAGTAAGACGGCTACCACTAGTACTATTTTCTATAACAGAAATAATCTCCCGAATATCCCCAATTGTAGATATTGTATATTCACGTTGGTTAGCAACCGTATTAAATGTATACGTTTCCTGCAAATAGGGCCATCTGCGTTCAAGTGCATAAATACGCTGAAAACCTTCACGGGCAAACTGGTCAATAACGGTATCTGGCAAATCTTGTTCGTCCAGGTCCATCATTTCTCTTACCTGAGACCTCAAAGTTGTAAGAGTTATACTCATTTAGATTCGCCTTTAGACCTTAAATGTCCGATGCAGAAATCTGTCCCACGGGCTTTAGGACCCTCACATGTATCATCGTTTGCTGTGCAACGATTACGTCCAATATATGGACCGGATGGAGCAGCAAGGCGAGCGCCATCTGCATGGGCAAGACGGGAGGTTCTAGATACTGGCTCCCCGTACAACGTGTGTGAAAGTTTGGCTGTTTGGTTCATCACCAATAGCCCAATTTGTTACATATATAGAAAAGGGGGACGAGAAGGTGGTTCCCGTCCCCCAAATCAGATTGCTTACTTGCGGTAAATTGTTACCGTGTTGGCAGCGGTGAAAACACCGATGAAAGTGGCTGACGATGCTGCTGCAACCGTAGCCATTCCTGCTACACCACCGAGAGTAACACCAGAAGCACCTGCAGTCAAAGTGATTGCGTGTGTTGCTGCTGCAACGTTAACAACAGTGAACTCAAACGAGGTCCCTACTGCTTCATCGGTGAATCCTGCACCCAGTTCCGCACCAGTTGGTGTGGTAAGTGCACGACCCGTGCTTGGTGTCATCGTGTAAACTACACGACCTGCACCAGCAAGTTGTGCTGCTGTCATTGTTGTTGCTGCATCAGTTGCTGCAACAACAGTTACCTTCTCACGAAGGGCTGCCCATGTCTCTACACGCTTGCGTGTGAGAGCACCATCTGTATCATTTGCTAATAGTGGCATAATATTTCTCCTTG